TCTAACACTACACACGCTAGCCCTCATGGGATAAGGTGTCTGAAGTTGCGCTGTTATGTTATAAAACAAAAACAATGTGGAGAGAGCATGGCCCATATGACAGAAGAACAATTACGAGACTTCCTTTTGAACTTAGATGAAAGCAGTGATCCGGTTGAGGCCGTTGCCGCTGAGAAGGCAAGGTTTGAACTTGTTGGAGAAACAAAGAAGACTCCAGGGAAAGTGGTTGTAGGCAAAGGTGGGAAGTGGAAAGATACCGAGAAGGAATCTGGAGGCAAGGCTGTAAAGGTAGAGGCTAAGCCAGCCGTAATGAAGCCCGGTATATCCGACCCTGAGATCGGTGAAGCACTTATGGATATACCATTCGATGCTGAAATGGACGAAGGCTTGGTCGCGCTGGGCTTACTAGACCCTAAGACGTTAGCCTCCATGACAGGGAAAGGCCCACTTAGTTCCGATATTATCAACAAGGTAATCGAATCGAGAAACCTTTGGCCTCAAATAAAAGAGCTACGCCAAGCTGCCGGGGCGAAAGGCCGCGCACACGTAAAATCGAACTATGCGTTGGAGGTGTTGGATAGAGAGATAGATAAGTGGATACACAAAGACCGCCCTTACTCAGGAGTAAGAAGACAAGAAGCTAAAGTAAGGGCTGCGGATCGTAATACTTACAATGCTAACGATGCGTGGAAGAAGATACAGCAGAAGTACCCCCAACTAGCCAAGATAGCGTGGAGACCTAAAGCTATTGCTGCTGCACATTCTGGTATAGAGTACGAGGCCAAGCAGCAGGCGGCTAGAGTACGTGATAACCAAGCAGGGTACGGCCCAGGAAAGGGACTTAAGCACTCTGGAGCAATGAAGTTAGTGGGTGGAGCGATGCTACCACTCGGCGCTCTCCATGCGATTGGGTTTGGATTAAACTACGAAAGCGATGCTGCTGCTATGGATTCTGATCGTAAACTCAATACGTTTATGTCAACTGCTGCTGGTCGGACCGGTAAGCCAGTGGAAGATCTAAACATGCAGGACATGATGGAAGAAGCATATGAGTTAGCCGTCCAAGGCAAGGGTCCGTGGATTCGAGATGGGGAGATACGACCTGAGATGATGGACCTATTCAACTTTATGCAAGAGCATGGTGTTGGAGTTGCACCAGCGGTAGATAAGACGGGCATAGATCCAGGGCCGTCACGTATATAAATATGTTATAGTGGTTATAAGGCAATCATAGCGAGGTAAGGCATGGCGCGTAAGACAGGTGGAAATAGACTTTATACCTCGTATAAAGTAACGACTGATGATTCGGTTACAGATACTATGATAGTCGATGTTACTGGTAGTAGTTCAACGCTATACGGATTTGAGATTGTTGCTGGGGGTGCCCTTCTCTACTTCCGACTTTATGATTCATCTGCACCGGTCGCTGGAACAACGGTTCCGAAGATGGCGTTCATCGTACCTGCAAGCTCAACCCTCTCTGTTAATATCCCAGAAGGTATTAGCTTTACTAATGGGATATCGTACAATGCTACTGGTGGGGATTGTGACCCAGCCACTACTACTACAGTCGCAAACGCCGATCTATTCTTGTATTCCACCTAGGAGAAACCAATGGCAGTTATAGCCTCTTCATTTTCAACAAGCAGCGTTAGCGCCCTTATCAGGGATACCGACGTTGACACCACTCCTGAACTGGATGTTGTTCCGGGTGGGGGTGCTGGGAATATTCAACAAGTATTCATTGATAACAAAGCCAACGCTACCGACTTTTATCTCTACTTCTGGAACCAGACACATGGCATGTCATTTGGATCAACGGCACCACATACGGTACTGTTCTGTCCGGCAGGTAAATCAAAGCATTATGTCTTTCCAAGAAGCCTAGTATTCGGTACCGCAATCTCTTTTGCTGGCGCGACAAACTTTGCGGCAGGCTCATTTACCCCGGTGGATCCAAGCAGTAACGTCGCTGTTGGAATCTATATTTCTGCGTAGATAAGAATGCCCATATACGAATATGAGTGTCAGGGGTGTTTGGATAAGTTTCAAAAACTTATGAAAATCAAGGACCCTAAGCCAAGCTGCCCATCCTGTGACCACGAAGACGTAACGAAACAAATAAGTGTTGGAAGTTTCGTGTTAAAGGGTAGTGGTTGGTACAAGGATGGGTATGGTCTAAAGAAAGGAGGGGCAAGTTAATGGCAACGTCGGATGAGACAAGAGACTATTTAATGTCTCTAAAGGAAGGTAGCCCAGTTCCATCGAAAGCTGAGATGGAAGCGTATAAGCCAGCCCCCTCCTTCAAGGAGAACAAGGATTTTGAACGGCAAGGCTTTGCGGTACATTCTCCAGACTATCAACAGAGAAAGACGGCTGTTCGGAAGTCTGACGGTAGTACTGTGACCGTAATGGTCGGAGACCATGTACCGGGGTTAGGCTCTATTGAGGATATAGATGAGCGTGGGAATCCAACTATACTGCCAGACGACCCATCAAAGAAACGATACCTGCTAGGAAGAGGTGAGAACCTTACCCCCGAAGTAGCGCCAAAGAAGCCAGTTAGTACCCTGGCAGAGCAAATGCAGCAGAAGTTGTTACAGGCGCAGTATGGGGCACCAGAGGGCACCGCTCTAGCGAAATTGCAACTGGCTGAGGCGTTGAACAACAGCACTAAGGATCTTAGCGAGGAGTCTCATGATGGGCGGTTCATAAAACATCGGTTACTAATGCCGGATGGCCATATCGAAGAATTCAATCAAGACCGAGAGACCGGTGAGATCATCAATGTCACAGGGATTTAGGTATGGACCTAAAGGAAATAAAGTTTAGAATCCGAAATTCCTGCGAGAATGTCGGCATATTGGGTGTCGGCATACTAATAGGCACCATATACGGCGCAATTATCTCTACCTTAGTTACTTTTTACTTGTCTTAGCCAACTAGACAACCTATGAGAGCGTAGGAGGTTGTCAAAATGCTAACAGGTACCGAGATTGAGCACTTTTGGACCGGTGAACCGCCGGTTGATTCGTTCGATGTAGCCGCAAAGGGTCTCTTTATGGCTCTGGCCAAGATATCCACCCTATTCAGAAGCAAAAACATACGAGTTGATGCCGTTCTAAAGGTAGAAGACTACGGATATGGGGTAACTTCGATAGGCTGGGATGGGGTTGGTGGCTTTTTGAAGGTTCAAGTTGATGGAGATAGATGGTATCCACTATCTGATATCTCTGGACCCAAGCCGTGGCTAATGACTCCGGTTGCGTTACACTCAGAGCAACTCTTAAATAAGGCATTGAAAGCAAAACACGCCTCCGCAACACATATGTCCTCTATTGCTAGCAGTATAGAGTGGATGGAGATGAAATCATGAGGGATTGGCTGGCTTCATTAAGCAACCAGGAGCTTCAGACGCTACGAAACAACATAACGTCTGAGCAGAAGAGTCGTTTGGCTAACAATGGTAGGCGCGTTTACCAAAAGACTATCGAGATGTTAGAAGACCTCCAAGAGTTTCCACCCAGGGAGGTCGCCCAAATGTATATGGTCTCACGGCAGTACGCATACTACCTCTGTAAGAAACACAATGTAACTCCGATTAAGTCTCGGAAGTAATTATGCCTAAGCCGGGTACGACAATAAATTCTTTGCCGTCAGTTTCGATTGTTGTCGGCACTCCACGGGCTGAACGGAGAGAGATCGTCCTGATGGCAACCTCCATTTCTCGTTTAGAACTAAATCGCATCAGTGTGTCCGTACCGAAAGCCTGTAATGTCATATCAAATGATTCTACTGGCTTTGTTTTTGGTTGGCTCTTGGGTTGTTTCTTGGAGGCTTTAGATAACTTCTTACCTGCCTCTTCCCACGGGGCTGACTCTTTCTTAGATACTGGCATCGGTTCTCCATGTTATTATTGTAGTGACAATTCAGAGGATAACGGGAGTTGACATGTCGAGCAAGGAAGATAGGAAAGAGAAAGAGATTATCGAGAGCGTCATGGATGAGAGGTTTTCCCTTGAGAGCTTCGATGGCATTCTTCGTAGCCTTGGTATAATTGCGGAGGGTATCTACACGGACACCTTGCGCAAAGATAAGGCAGATCTGCTGATCAAACTTCTTGGTACAGCACGAATGACTATATCGGAGAGGCGAAAGAGCGGAGCATTAAAGAATGATGCCGTAGACCAGTCATCTCTGGACAAGCAGAGTGGAATTACTTCTGCTGGTCCGTTTGAAATCTATCAACTACCGAAAGTCAGGAAGCAATGATCTACACCCCAGATCATCCGGATTTCTGGAACCCAGAGAAGTTTCTTCCTATGCTTGGTATACGAACCAAGTCTGGTAAGATTGAAAACTTTAATCTCTGGAGCCACCAGAAGATACTATCGGCAGCGGTTATGAAAGCCTATGCTGAACGGAAGTGGTTGTGTCATGTAAAGCCTCGCCAGGAGGGAAGTTCAACTTTCTTTACCGGTGTGCTTTACCAACATGTAGCCTTTAGGTCTGGTTGTTACGCAGGGATTGTCGCTCATAAACGCGAGGCGGCAGAAAAACTTGCGCGTATTGCTATACGGTATCATCAAACATGTCCAAAGAGCATCAGGCCAACAAAGACTCCAGGGCTTAAGCGTACTCTTGAGATACCTCGTGAGGGGGGTGGGGATAGTCTTCTGACTACGGCATCCACCAAAGACGATGAGCCTTTGCGCGGCGACACTGCTCAGGTAGTTCTGGCTACAGAGATTAGTTCTTGGAATGGCCGTCGAGGGGAAGAGGCGTGGGCCTCGGTGCTTAATGCGGTTCCCGAAGAGGGCGGCATTGTCTTCGCAGAGAGTACACCAAAGTATTTTGGCGATCAACTACATAAGATATTTGAAGACTCCCATATACAGGGCTCTAAGTGGCTATCTGTATTTATACCGTGGACACTAGTAGACGAATACCAAAAGACTCCTCCTGTTGGCTGGAGACCAAGGCCAGAGATTTTAGACTATGCGAACGCTAACGGTCTAACGCCAGCTCAGGCTTTCTGGATGCAGACATCTGGCCTGCCTAAGTGTCGGAATAGCCTACAGACATTCCAAGCAGAGTATCCAATTAACGAAGTTGACTGCTTTGGTATGGCTGGAGACCCGGTATTTGATGCCGAAAAGCTAATGTCAATACTTAAGAGTATGGATGGGGGGACGGGGATTCTCTCAGAGACCGAAGACTTTCAAGAGTATGTGGCCCCAAAGGTTGGCCATAGGTACATCGTATGCGTTGATCCTGCTAGTTCTTGGTCTAAGAAGGACAAGTTTGGTGTAGAAGTAATAGACCTATACGAATGTGAACAAGTTGCTGAGTATGAGGGGCACATGGATGCTTTCAGTATGTCCAAGATGGTCGCAAACCTAGCCAACACTTACAATAAAGCAAAGATCTACGTTGAGGCTAATGGTGTTGGTGATGCTGTATTGAGCCATCTGCTTAGTCCTACAGTAGATTATCCTAATGTATACCACAGAACCAAAACTAATGTTCTTAGTTCTTCCAGTGGGGGCGCGGCTGTTCCGGGCTGGTGGGCAAGTTCACAATCTAAATCTGCTGCGATCAGTTTCTTACAAGAGTTAATAGCAGACGATTCGATCACGATACACTCCCAGCGCCTACTTAGACAGCTTATACAATACCGTGGACAATGGGATAAACTGTCTCGTGATGCACAAGGTGGTCATTACGATCTAACGGCAGCGATGTCTCTAGGTGCTTGGGCATATCGCCACGAATCGCAACGAGGTAACTTCCCAAGAGAACGGTCACAATCTGAAGTGCGCAAAATAGCTTTCAATAAGTTATTGAAGAAACTAGAAGGCGCTCATGATAGTGACTGGAATACTCGCTGGGGCAAACACATCTAGAGGTAGACATGGCTAACGAGACTCAAGAAAGTTCATACGATTCCCCTTCACCCACAAGTGAAGAGGCTGCCGCAGAGAAGAAAAAGCGCAGAATGCTTGGACTTGTCCAGCAGACAGAGAAATGGTTTAAGGATAATTTGGCTGATGAAGCCGTTCGGAACCTTGCCTACTACCGAGGAAAGTTTTGGGCTGGAGACGGATACGGATCTAGCGCAAAGATTAGAAATTATGCGGCGCAGAAGAATGAAATTTTTCCGATAGTCGATACCATTGTGTCTACGTTGGCTATGGACTTGCCACAGGTTGAAGTTCAAGACCAAAGAACAAGGACGGCTGGGGAGCCGACAAGACAAACAGATGCAACTATACAGGGTCGTAGACTTTCTAGTTGCATGAATTGGTTTGCTGAGCGTGACGAACTTGATTCTGTTGTGCAGGAACTAGTGCTACATGGGCTTCTATTTAGATCTGCGGTAGTAAAGGTATCTTGGTCAAGTTCATTAGGGCGACCCGTATGGAGAACAAAACTTCCATGGGAGGTACATTTTGATCCGATGGCTAAAAGAATTTCGGACGCGGCATGGTGCTTTGAGAGATTCACATTACACTCAGACGACCTTAAGAACCGAGTTAAATCCGGCGTTTATAAGAAGCCGAAGAAAGGGATTAAGCCTGATGCTTACCCAAGAACACTGCTTGATGCTCACGATAAGGATCTCGATTCGAGACAAGAGCAACTAAAGCAGCTTGGCCTAAAAGAATACGTCTCTATCGTAGAGTTCTGGGACTTCAGAAGCGGTCGGCTATACCATATACATCCACCGACTGGACAAATTTTAATGGAGGCAGGGATACCATATGGTCGCCCTTATGAGGTTCTTGTTTTCCACAATGGCGTTGGTCGTATTGGTGGGGTGCCAGATGTTAGCCTTATTGCCGAAATGCAAAGAGATATAAATGAGTTGGTTAGTGCTAGAAGAGAGATTGTATCTCGTCTTCCGAAAAGAATGCTGGTTGATGCTAGCCTATTTAGGTCAGACGATGAGTTCTCACGCTGGAAAAACTCTCGTACTTGGGAACCGCAACTTGTTCAGAAGCCTATGGACGGCAAAATTGCTGATCGCGTATTCGTCACGCCAGCAATGGACACTACCTTTGACTTTAATAAAACTCTAGATGATGAAGTTGGTAGCGTTCGCCGGATTGTTGGTGAGGCAGACTATCAGCGAGGCCAAGTCAATAACATTCGTACTGCGGCAGAGGCTAATGCGCTTCGTGGTGCAGTTGAAGGTCGCGTTAATATCCGCATGAAGAAGTTGGTTCGTGTAGTTAAGGCCATGTTTGACCGGGCGTTAGATGTTACCAGATGGGCTGTCGCCAACCCAGAAGATTCTGGTATTAACTTAAAAGTTCTGGCACAGCATACGCAAGCAGACGTAGATGCCTCTGTTCTAGAGCGCGATTTCCTAGAGGGCGCAGTTAATTTTAGACTTCTGCCGTTCTCTCCACTAATGGAAGACAAGAACACTAGGCGAGAGAGCATGGCTCAGTTGCTACCACCTCTATTGGGCTCACCGCTAGGAGAGCAGTTTGATATGCACGAACTTGGACGAGAAGTTGTTGAACTATTCGGATGGAGACCAAGTATAGTTAAGCCTAAAAAAGTTATTTTACCGACCGAAAAAGAGGCTGCATCGGCCACTGTAGATGCTGCTGCCGCTGCCGCTCCAGCACAGGGAGGGGGATCTCAGGTGCCTCCTGGCATAGCACAGGCTATATCACCAGTAGGAAAGGGGTAAGGCATGAGACTTAAAGAGTTAGCAAAGAAGGCCGGAGAGGGTGACAAAAAGTCTGTCACTATCCTTATGATGGTGCTTCCTCAAGGACAGATGCCGGAAGGTTCAGATCCACACGAATATGCAAAGTCTATGTCTGAAGACGAAGAGGTCGAAGACTACGAGTTAGCAGATGAGGATGTGGACTTCGTAGATAAGATGGGTGTCTCGGACGAAGAAGTAAAGCACGATGATCCAATGGACACCAGCGATGGTACGGGCTTCCCTGATCTAAAGCTGACGAAAGGAATTGCTGAAGCCGTAAAGGGTCTGGGCCTGGACGATGAGACGGAAAAATTAGTATGCAATGCTATTTATGATGGCATATTGGGCGGCAAGATATTCCCTCGTACAGATAAAGAGCACCATCTCCCAGAGGATTATTGATGCCATTGTATGATTACACCTGTACAGACGGACATTGGTTTGAGGAGTTAGTTAAACAGAACTCTTACGGCCCAGTGCCGTGTGAGCGGAAGGACTGTAACTGTATAGCTAATAGAAGTACCGTATATGAAGTAACTACTGTTGGCCCCGTCTTTGATCAGATAGAAGAGTTTAATAAAACCCTTCTTACACCCCAGCAAAGGGCCGCTGGCATAGAGTTAAAGACGAAAAGTCAGATAGAGGCTTACGAGAAAATGAAGGGGTACAAGCGCGTTGACCCCAATGCCCTGAGCACTAAGGTTGCTATATCGGATTGTCTTGATGACCATAACGATATAAGTAAGATTAAATCTAGAGATGGTCGGGAAGCTGCCGCCGATTATGTCTATAAAACAGAGATGCAGCAATCTACAGGATGGGGCGATGCCAAGTACACAAATTGGAAACGAGGCCATGATGCAGCCGTCGATGCCGCCAGGGATGGCAGGATCGGACTTGAGTCAGCTGACAGAAGAACAAATAAGAAACCTACCTCTTGAAGATCTTGAGGCTTTGGTTATGCAACGCACATCGGAGTTAGCCGCTATGACTGAGAACGACCCAGAACTTGAAGGTATTATGAGCCCTGCCAATGCGTCGTCTGGCCCAGAGCCAGTCAACCCAGACGCAGTGATGGCTGCCACAGCAGTGCTTGTCCAAGCGGGTCTACTTCAGACCCCTACAGCAGAAGTAACCCCAGAAGTAATTGCCGCGTTACAAAGTTTTGTTGACAAGTTACGTCCAGGACTATACGACCTATCCATTCCACAAGACTTGTCGGAGGTGATAGATGGAATCGCAAACGGAACAATCGGACTCGAACTCCCAGCCCCAACTGGACCAGACGCAGCAGCAGCCGGAATTCCAGCCGGACCAGACGCAGGAGCAGGTGGACCTACCGGAGTCCCAGCCGGACTCCCAGCCGGACCAGTCGGATAATATAGTTGATGGTTCTGATGAACCTGTTATAACTGAGCCTACCTTAGATTCGACCTCTGAGGTAGCGGCTGAAAGTGCAGAGACACCAGTCGTAGAGGCTGTTCCTGAACCTGTCATACCTGAGCAGGAAGAGGTTCAGCCTCTAAACTTTACAGATCTGAATGATGTTGATGGTCGCATGTCTGAGTTTACACCAGAGGTAAGGGCACACGTAGCCCCCATCTTAGATCTGGCTAAGTCGGCACAGGCTGACTATCAGATTGCAGCACAAAAGTACGAGACTGCACGAACAGAACTTGTTTCTTTTGCTGAAAGTCTGCGCGATTATGGGGTAGATGCTGCTCCGGTTCTTGAGAAATTTCAGACTCAACAGAACCAAATAGCCGAGTTAAATGACACGGTTGTGTCTACAACCTGGTCTGCCTTTCAGGTAATGCACCCAGAGTATGATCAGGAAGAGCCTGGGCTAAAGAAAGTTTTTAGCGAACTTGTCAGTTCCATGCTTGAGAGATTTCCTGGTGACAACACACTTGAGAAGCTCAACGGGGCTTACAAATATGCAAAGTACACAGCGGGGGCTAGCAGTCCTACAAAAGCACCACCAGCACCAACACCAGCACCGGCGGCCAAACCGCCTGCTAAGGAGCCCACTAATGTTGACAGCAAGGCACAGTCACTTGTCAATGATGGGGCTGTATCGGGGTCCCAAACGATGGTTGATGTTGCAGACCTTTCTTGGAACGAGATAATGGACAGACACAAGCATTTGCTTGATTAACTAACAAAGGAGATAGGGAATGGCCCTTCTTGAATACGCAACATTTACGGTTCCCGATGTCGTTAAGAAGTCGGTTAACTCTTTCTATAACCAAGACCCACTGATGCAAGCACTTCAGTCTCGCCACAAGGTAAAACGCAGTGGTGGTACTCATGTCCGTATCCGTCGGATCAAGTCAGGCCACTCTAGTGTCGTAGAGATTAACGCTACGAACATGGGCGTTCCACTCAACAAGGTTGAGACATTCAGTCAAATGACAGGTGACTGGGCTCGTTATATCAAGCCTATTATCCTTCCTCATATTGATCGTGACCGCATGCAGTCTAAAGAAGACCGCGCAAACTGGGTCAAGGACACTACAGAAGCCGCTATGATTAGCCTTAAGAACGATGTTATTCGTCGTCTCTATATTGGTGACTCAAGCACTACTACGCTAGCTGGTCTTGGTACTCTTAATGGTACACAAACAAACGGTACATCTTCTGGTCTCCAGAACGGTGCGCTTCAGTTTGCTACACCTACTGCTCAGGCCGCTGGCGCTGCTCAGTACCTAAATGAGACTCGTGTAGAGGACACCACAAACAACGTGGACAACTGGTACAACCAGTATGTTGCTCATACCGGTATCGGTACTGACTTCCTTCAAACCGCTGAGCAAATCAAGATCACTGCTGATACCTTCACTGAAGATTCAGAAGGTATCTCGATTGGTGTCATGAGCATTGCTGACCAAGTTGCACTTGGCGCAGAAGTTCGCTCATACCCAGGTGGCTCTAACGGTGGTATCATGTACACTGTTGACGACATCAAGTCTGGTAAGGCTCACCCTACCGTCTGGATGGTTGGCGGCGTTCGCTACTACTCAAACCGTTGGATGACAGCAGCAAATATCGGTAAAACCGGTGCAGCATACTTGCTTAACCCAAATGCTATTGAGTACTGGGTCAACGCAAACAATGACTTCCGCACCACGAAGTTTACTGATCACCTCGCTACTTCAAACCAAGACGCAGACATTGGATACATTGTCCTTGAGTCTCAGTTTGTAGTTCCTAACCTTCTCGCCAACGGCTGTACTTCAGTCTAAGGAGTTTTGAAATGATTAGTTCTATTGTATATTTAAGCTCGCCATCGGAGACATCTACAGAGCAACTTGCTCCTGTCGGTACTCTCCGGGCGTTTGTTCACCCAGATCTCGGCTACCAGCTTCTTCGCTCAGTCAAGGCGACTACCGCAGTTACAGCAAATGAGGTTGTTCAGTATGACTCTGGCAGCGCCGAAAGCGTAGTCAAGTCATCCGGAGCCAAGCAAAAGGCTTGTATGATAGCGGGGCTTGCTGTCTCGTCAATCGCTGCTGGGAGCTACGGCTGGGTTGTATGTTATGGTCAAGCGTATGCTCTTGCACACTCAACCATTGGTGCTGGCTCTACGTTAATGACTTCTGCTACTGCTGGTCGCGTTAATGACGAGACTGTCGGTGGGGCTGAACATACTGTCATTGGTATTCAAATCAGTGACGCATCAGCGGCCAGTGCTGGGGACAAGATCACCATTCGTGTGACTAGCATCCTCTAGCCAATAACTTAGTATGGGGCTTCGGCCCCTGCTTTTTGGAGGCTTAATGCCAAGACCTATTAAGTACGCAACTATTGGTTCACACAACCTAGAGGCCGCTACTGCCTCTGCGAGTGGCGCGTTGGTGTCTGATGGCACAACTGGTTCTGCAACTCCCATAGGTAGATGCCGACTAGTTTCACTAGAGTGTACCATTACTGGTGGTGGTGGGCTAGCAGCACTAGCTACTGTTACTTCGGTTTACTTAGCTAGTGATGCGAATGGCTACTTTCCAATAACCGAGGCCGGTATAAACACTAAACTTGGTACGCTACTTACATCTGCTTCTTCAGGTTTTTCTATTCGTCTTGAGCAAGACGCTTATATCGAAGGACCCATTTACGCAGTGGCTAAGTTGGCATCTGGTGATTCTGGAACAGGAACCTGGAAGTTAACATTCGTACAAGGTGGCTAGAATCATCTGATTCGCGCTAACGGAAGGCTTCCGCGTTATAATGCACGGGAGCCTTTTTTTTCTTTAGGAGAGGGTAATGAACCTTTCAGAGCTTAGAAACCAAATCATTACGGTAACAGGCTACCCCGAACGCGGTTCCACTGGCACAGCACGAATAAATTCTGCTATCAACTACTCTCTCAGACAGCTTTGGCGCGATATGCCAGAGAGCCTAATGAAAGAAGAGTACAGATTCCAAGTAGAGCCTAATGTTTCTAAAAGCAAATTAGAGGTACACTCTTCAGACCCATTAGTCATGCTTGTCATGGCAACCTCTTCGGTTGATGTTAATAGTTTTGCTACAGACGGTACACTACGAGCCCGATGGCTAGAGATTCAACGTGATGGGCGATTCTATTACCGACGCATAAGAGATATCTTCTGGGGCAATCCTGGTGGACAAGGAGCAGACCAGTGGAACATCGTATTGGATGAGCCTTGGGATAATCTCACTGATGAGGATCTTACTTACAAGATTATAACTAAAGAATATCCTTATCCGGCAGACCTTCAGAAGATCCGCAGGGTAACTTATGACCCAGAGAATACTGGCTACCGCCTCATGTATGATCTCTTGCCAGATGAGATGAATGAATGGCGACTCATGCAGGGATACAGGAGAGAAACGCGGCCTACGCGTTCTACTCGTGGAGACTTCTATTCTATGCCAAGCCCACACTATACACCAGTGGTTAGCGTTAGTGGTGCAGAAACAGATAGCGTGAAGTGGGGATATGATAGCGGAGGAAGCCTACAAAACGCTTACGGGGAAGCGGGTACCTTCAGTTATAAAGTCATGCACGTATGGGGTCGCCGCCCCTTTGTTGGCTCGGAACACTCTAGACCAACTGCTTCTGGCACCAACACACTAAAGCCATTTTATCGCAGTTCTCCGTCCAAAGAGTCTTCTCAGATAGCCACAACGTGGGGTGGAGGACTAATTAAGATCGTTACTCCAGACGTAGACTATATGCATGGTTACGGCAAGGACTCATTTACCCCAAGTTACCACAGGTATGGGGTAGAGAAGTGGATATTCCGGGCTCGCCATGCGATTGATTCTGCTGGTAGTAGCAGTTCGTTCTCAGAGATTGAGGCAGACGGAATCTACTACTTGTGGAGAATTGTAGAGGCCGACGTTACGACTGTAGAAGATCGTGGTGACGATGATCCTGTTGATAAGAGTGTGGTTCTCAAGGATTCTCATGGACACTATCATATACGATTCGATAGTTATCCAACTCAAAGCGAAGACGTTCTTCTCAGTGTCATACGTAGACCAGATACGCTTAAGTACGACACGGATGTGTCTAATGTCCCACCTGAGTGCTACGGCGCACTAATAGACCTTACATGTTCCTATCTAGTGGGTCGAAGAGATGGGGAGCCCAAGCGTGAGAGTTATTACTTTGCCCGGTATACGGAGGAAGTGGACAGGCTGCGGGGCCTATATACCTTCTCTGGACACACAAGCCCCAGCTTTGGCGAAGGCATATCAGCAACAACTAGCAAAGGGTTCTCGGACTATGATGTAGAGGAAGGCTAGTATGTTTGCTGAGTACAAGTCTAAGAGCATCACAGCGAAGGTTATTTCTGAACTTGCTCGATCTAATGGGGATACTGCCTATGAGATCAATAACTTTGATGTAGATGAGTCTGGTTACTTAGTAAACCAATTCAGAATTATGCCCCTTATTCCTGATGAATGGAACTCTGCTGTTCCCGCGCCATTTGCAAGCGTTAAGGGCATTGTTTCTGCTTACTTTGATGGTGGCGCAAGGCCAGAGATACTCTTCTTAACCTCTGATGGTGTCTTTAGATATGCGCCTTGGCTTAGATCAGATGGTGCTTCTACCAAGAAAGGTCTAGAAGAGCAGTTGTACTATAGGCAGGGCGGGACTACTGCTTCTGTACAGCCTACTAGTAGGTTAAAGTACCCAGCCCAATCTGAGACCATTGGCGAGAGGATCTATTTCACATATGGAGACGGAAGTGGTGCTTGGGTATGGGACGGATTTCGCTTAAGGAGATTCGGATTCGAGGGTGTACCAAGTTCACCAGAGTCGGCGGGTCCATCGAGAACGATTATCAATGGTGAGGAAAAGGCAAATGCTGGAGGGTTTTCCGTCAAAGGAAGGATTGGAACCATAGATGGTGGCATACACAATATTTCTGATACCGGTGAAGACAATGCAGTAGACTTAGTTGTTGGTGGACTTGGGCCTGGCGAATGGCAGTACTCTGTCGTCTACGAAAACGTAGATGGCGCTTACTCCAAAACAAGTCCTCTTGGCGGCAGGTGTTCAGTAAGGCAAG